CGTATAATGTACGCCCCTCTAAAATGAATAGGTATGAAACTAAATGAAGCCACTCAAGTAAATAGCATCAATAATGAATACATAACTCTAATGGATGCTAACGGTAGCCCATTGAAGATAAATAAGGCAGACCTTGCAGAAGTAATTCGGGATAATATGCCTGTAACTACTACAAACAAAAATGGTTTATATGACAAATCGTACGTAGCTAAGTCGTTTGCAACAAGTAGTACAAACACTAGACTTATAAAACTATTCTCATGCAAAAAAAGCGGATTCTCCGGTAAGATATCCCTGTTATTTCGGCGATCTGAATCAGGAGTTATATCAGAGTTTAGCGTCTATTCGAATACCTATCATACCCTTGATAGGATTTCTGATATAGAGATTTATAGACGTGCTGGAAATCATAGTAATATTACATTTTACCGTGATGAAGAATATGTATATGCGTATATGCCATCCAACTATTATTATCTTCATTGTAAATTGGAATTCTTATTTGTTGGAGAATTAATTCTTGAAGTAGCAGAAGTAGATATTAGTACGTTAACGAAGATACCACTCATTGAGTAAGATTATATAATGAAAGAGCCGGGAAGTTTATGTTCCGGCTCTTCATATACTTAGAATGATGTAACAGGCCTAACCCGGTATTTACTTGTTGTCTTAATGCTACTTGCACGAAAGCCACTCTGAGAAAACAACGTCCACGCGTACTTTGCTGAGTATTCGGTAGAGGAGTGATAAGGGCCTCTTGTCAGTTTTATTGCACCGTTGATTTTATCCAATGCCGCATTGATGGCACTAAACTTCTCGTATATCAGTCCAAGCTCTCCTAGTGATGGTAGCCACCACGAACCAGCAGTCACACCTCCATTGCTATACGCTGCGCAATATCCTGGTGCATAACTGTCTCCATCTCCAGCAAATGCAGCCGAAGTGACAACATTGTTAGTATTACTTTGCCCCGCATAATCGCCGTCTGCCGTTGCTTTCACAGTCGCTGTTACCGCTCCTCCAGAGCCAACATCAGAACTCCAGGGAAGTGAAGATTCGTGAGGTGCAATCAACAGACGCTTGCCTCCTGACATGATTGCCACACCGACAGCATCTGTCCGGGATGTGGACCACTGCTCCCAGGGAATAAGAATTTTGTTCTTATCGCTGTCCAAATATACAATCCAAACCTCACCTTTTGTAGCTGGAACAAATGATGCCAAAGCGTTAGCTAAATCTGCCTTTGCTATTTTTAGAGGATTCCCATTGGCATCCATTAGCATTATATATTCGTCACTAATACTGTTTATTTGTGCAGACTCATTTAATTTCATATCCTATTCACTTTTGACGGGCGACAGAACTGTATTTGCTCCGGCAGGATTAGTTTATTATCTTCACCGACAAAAATGATTTACGCATACATTAGAGTTTCAACCGATAAACAAACGGTTGAGAACCAAAAATTTGAAGTTCAGAATTTTGCCAATGATCGTCGATTAATAATTGATAAGTGGATTTCTGAAACAGTATCAGGAACAAAGGCTGCAAAGGATAGAAAGCTGGGACCGCTTTTGAAAAAGATGAAGAAAGGTGATACCCTTATACTTTCTGAGATTAGCCGATTAGGTCGTAACCTCATGAGTATAATGTCAATGCTTAACCTCTGTATGACTAAAGAGACATTAGTACTCACTGTGAAAGAAAAATATGAGTTGGGAAATAACATCAATAGCCAGGTATTAGCTTTTGCTTTCGGATTATCAGCTCAGATCGAACGCGATCTTATTTCCCAGCGAACAAAAGAGGGATTGGCCAGACGTAAGGCTGCTGGACAGAAGCTCGGCAGACAAAAAGGTGAGAAGATAACACATTATAAGTTGGACAAGAAAGCGGAGCTTATCAGCCGGATGCTTGCTGAAGGAAGTTCAAAAGCAGCTATTTGCCGAAAGCTGAAATGTCACTTAGTAACTCTTAATAATCATCTGGTAAGAATGAAGGAAAAGTCTTGTGAATTAGGGGATAATTAGTACCTTTGTACAGTGATTATGCCCATTGACAGCCCGTGTTGTCGATGGGCTTTTTTTGTGCCTAAAAAATCCCGTCCTACCATCACTGGCCGGGCGGGATAACGACAAAATACTAAGACCTTAATGGTCTTATGCGATAACAAAGGTAGTATTAAATAACTTAGATAATGTTTGAGAATGGATAAATTATTGACTTTAGACCAAATTCGAGTGATATGCGTGTCGCTATTTAGTTCGATATTAGCGTATCTGACACCTACCAAGGGCTTTCTCATAGCTTTGGCAGTGATGTTTGCTTTTAATATCTGGTGCGGTATGCGTGCCGATGGCGTGAGTATTGTTCGGTGCAAGAACTTTAAGTGGAGTAAATTCAAAAATGCACTGGCAGAGTTGCTGTTGTACCTGGTCATTATTGAGGTGGTGTTTGTCTTCATGGATTCAATAGGAGATGGTGACAGTGCTCTCATCGTGATAAAGACTATTACGTATGTATTTTCATATGTGTACCTCCAAAATGCATTTAAAAACCTGATTATAGCATATCCGAAGAATAAGGCTTTCCGGATAATCTACCATTTGATAAGGTTTGAGTTCAAACGTGCGATGCCTTCGCATGTGCAGGGAGTAATTGAAAGAATTGAAAACGAAATTGATAAGGAGGATAAGTATGAAATTGGATAGAACAGAAAAACAGATCGTGAGATGTGCCCACTTTTTGAATCACACAATTTATGTATGCGATGTACACCGTCTTTTCAGTAATAAAGATGGCAATAACAAATGTCCGTACT